AATCTTTCACACTGGTGGACCAGTTCATAGACGAGCTGACACACCCCATGGCGGACATGGTGAACATCAGGATGGAGATACTGGGAGATCCAGCATGGCTGGGACAGTCACAGTTCATACCGGCAAACCCCGAGGAACAGGCACCAGGTGCCAGCAGTGACAAGGACATAGGGTACTGGAGGAACAACCTGGAGGCTATATGGGATTCGAAACGTAAGTGCTACAACGCAGACCTGGCGGAACCGATCGTGATGTTGAATTTCAAGATGCCGACTGACGTGGATGACAAGCGTGGAGTATACGAGATGGGATCGAACCAGCAGGCCATGTTCTCTGGACTATACAGGGTGATACAGGTGGAACACAGCTTTGACAGTGGGAAATACACCAACGTACTACACCTGACCAGGTTCAACAACCAGGGAGTATACATATCCAGTCCAGCGGCGGAGTACACATCCAGTACATACAAAGGGCAAAGCACGATACTGAACAAAAAACAGTTCCTGGCATTCCTAGAAACAGAGGGCGGTGCAATCTCAGACGTAATTAACATTGGTAGAAAGATACAAACTCTCTACACAGACGCAAAGAGTAAAATAAAAGGATTTTTAGGATAATGAGTCTACACAACTATTTAAAAGGTGATGCATCAAACGCCAAAGCCCCGGGCAAAGACCAGAGTTGGTCACGAGAATCCCCAGGACCATACATAGGCATAGTCAAGGGCAACGTGGATCCCACTAGGATGGGTAGGCTGAGGGTGCTGATACCATCACTGGCACAGACCGGCAACGGAACGGAACAACAGCTAATCACGTGTGAATATCTTTCTCCTTTCTATGGAGCCAAGGGAACGAGACACAATATTCCGGGATCAACGGAATACAGCGACAGCCAACACTCATACGGATTCTGGGCAGTGCCACCTGATCTAGAGACCAGTGTATTGGTCATATTCGCAGAGGGAAAAATGAACCAGGCCTTCTGGATAGGTTGTGTACAGGATCCCTACACCAATCACATGACACCAGGGATAGCCTCCAGCACCAACACCTACGATGCATTGGACGGAACATTCGAAGGAGCAGATGCAGGGTTCCAGAAAGACAAGACATCTACATACGGCTCAAAAAATGTACCCTCAGGGGAAATGAACAGGCTATCACAAGGTGCCTTGCCGAATAACAACTATGATGCAATTCCAAAACCCATACACCCGTTTGCTGAAATACTTCGAGAACAGGGTTTGAGTGCAGACGACACAAGGGGTAACACATCAAGTTCTGCAAGACGTGAATCTCCAAGCCAGGTATTTGGTATCAGCACACCGGGTAGAAAAAATTTAGATACGACCAAACGACAAGTGGGTGCGAAAGATTCCGGAGCAACAGATCATGTTGTAAGGAAATCAGGACACACATTTGTCATGGACGACGGAGACATCAATGGGGACAACCAGCTGACAAGGATAAGGACCGCGAGCGGACACCAGATCTTGATGCATGACACCGAAGGCACAGTTTACATTGCCAACGGTTCAGGCAAGGCATTCATAGAGATGGAACAGGACGGCACTATAAGTATTTTTTCAGATGCGGGAATGAATCTAAGGACCAAACAGGATTTCAACCTACACTCAGACAGGAACATAAATTTCCACGCCAAGGCCAGTTTGAATTTCACAGCAGAACAGAACGTTAATCTTAACGCAGAAGCCTATGTGAACACAATGGGACAAAAAGGAATATTGAATTCATCTCAAGGAGGTTCGGTCAGGAACTTTGGCCAAGACGGCATAACATCCTTCACACCCGGCCCACAGTTGCATGGAGCAGGAGGCAACATACATCTCGCAGGATCACAGGTGCACATGAACTCGACCGGTGCCAGTTCTACGTGGGGACCTGGATGGTTGAAACCAGATGCTATTGGCATAAAGATAACAGAGAATGGCGAATTAGATATAGACAGCGATAGACCATTGCTGAATGGTAAACCTAACAGGATAGAAAACAAGACCACGGTATCAGATTTTGTGACTCATGAACCCTACGATAGACAGAGTAGCACAGCAAGGACTAAAAAATATATTAACGAAGCGATGGCGGAGATCAAGTTAAACAACCCCGACTTTTCAGCACAGGAGTTGCAGGACATCAAAACACAACTGCTTAAAAAGTCTAGTATCAGTGCTGTGTCAAACCAACTAGAAAAAATAGTGAATCTAAATGATAAGATCAAAATGCCTATCAATAAGTTAAATGAATTAAAGGACAAGGCAAAAAACATAGACTCGCTTATCAAAAACAATGTTAAGAATTACGCAATGAATTTTGTCCAGGGACAGATATCATCAGCGATCAGCATAGGTATTAGTGTGGTGAGGAGTTTCTTTAGATTTTAGGGAGTAAATATAGTACATGGCATACGGAGATTCAGGTTCAGGAGACATATCCAGCAAGACAGTGACCTTCAAGGGTTTCAGCTCACGTGCGGACCAGAAGAACTTCAAGCTGTACGATTTCGAATGTGCCAAGCAGGATTTAATCAACAGGTTAAGCATACGTAAGGGCGAGAGGGTGGAGAACCCTGAGTTTGGCACTATAATATACGATGCACTGTTTGAACCATTCACAGAGGCACTCAAAGACGCTATTGTCGAGGACATCACAGCCAACCTAAATGCAGATCCACGTATCTCCACAGAGGAAATACTAGTATCTGAAGCAGACAAGGGCATAGCCATACAGGCCACTATCACGTATGTTCCCCTGAATATTACTGAGAAACTGAGATTCAACTTTGATGAGAACTCACTGTTGCGTCTATCTTAAAGTACGCACATTTCCTAACACATAAATATCGTTGTATATACTATGGCCACAACAGATAGACAGAACCGATTATTAGTTGCCGAAGATTGGAGGAAAATCTACCAGTCCTTCCAACAGGCAGATTTCAAGAGCTACGACTTCGAGACACTTAGAAGGACCATGGTGGCATACCTGCGTGAGAACTACCCAGATGATTTCAATGACTTTGTAGAGAGTTCTGAATATGTTGCACTGATAGATCTGATAGCCTACATAGCACAGGCACTTTCTTTCAGGGTGGACCTGAACGCAAGGGAAAATTTCCTTGAGACAGCGGAGAGGAGGAACTCCGTTTTGAGATTAGCGAGACTGATCAACTACAATGCAAAGAGGAACCTACCGGCGACCGGTCTTCTAAAAATTGATGCAATTTCAACAACACAGGATGTCTCAGATTCAACGGGAACGAACCTAGCGAATTCAAACATTATATGGAATGATTCGGCAAATTCAAATTACAGAGAACAGTTCACATCAATACTGAATGCGGCCAACCAGACGGGACAACTATTTGGCAGTCCCAGGGAGTCGGGAGCGATAGGCGGTATAGCAACAGAGATATACACATTGAGCTCGAACCAAGCAGATCTTCCAATATTCTCTTTCAACAAGAGTGTTGGTGGTATTACTAGACAGTTTGAGATATTGCCAAGCACGATCAACAATTCAGAATCAATATACGAGTCATCACCAGTGCCAGGAACAGGACTGACTTACACCTACCGATCGGATGGTTCAGGAGACAGCTCCAACAACACAGGATTCTTTTTTCTCTTTAAACAAGGGACAATACAACAGATAGATTTTTCAGTAGACACTGCCATAACCAATTACGTCAAGAGTTTAAATATTTCAAACATCAATGACTCAGACGTCTGGCTGTACAAGTTGGACCAGTTTGGCCAGCTGTCAGAACAGTGGACCATGGTACCATCACTGGCAGGAAACAATGCAATTTACAATTCGTTGTCAAAAGCAGAACGAAATACTTTTAATGTTGTAACAAAATCAAATGACTCGGTTGATCTTGTTTTTGGCGATGGTAACTTCTCAAACTTACCATTAGGCACATTCAGAACATATCACAGAGTTAGTGACAATGCCAAGTTTGCAATACAACCATCGGACATGCAGGGCATTACAGTGTCTGTGCCATACACAGATGCCAATGGTGCACAACAGACACTGACACTGACCATGAGTCTGAAGTCATCGGTGTACAACAGTGCCGCATCAGAATCAAACGCTTCGATCAAGGAAAAGGCCGCACAAGTTTATTATTCACAGAACAGGATGATCACTGCTGAGGACTACCAGGTTGTGCCACTTTCGGCATCACAGGAGATAGTTAAAGTACGATCAGTGAACAGATCAGCATCAGGCATATCAAGGGCCAAGGAAGTGCTGGATCCCACAGGTGCATACTCAAACGTGAATGTGTTCGCAGAAGACGGAATATTGTACAGGGAAGAAAGCACACAGCAGTTCACATTCTCATTCAACAACAGGAGCGAAATACAGTCAACGATTGATGTATCGGTAGAGGCAAAATTAAAAAAAG